CTAGAGATGAAAGACAAGCAATTGTTATTTCAAAATACAAATCTTCAGGTACACTGTTAGCTGCCACAGGTTTTGGGAAAACATACACTACCCTTAAATTAATTATGACTTCACTTAAAAAGAGTAAAGAAAATAATTTTATAATTGTAGTACCTACTATTAACTTAAAGTTACAGTGGGAGCATGAAATCCAAAAGAATAATATTATTAATACTGAAGTATATGTAATCAACACAGCTTGTACACTCAATTTAGAGTGTACACTGCTTGTGTTAGATGAAATACATATGTATGGCGGTGATATATTCTCAAATGTATTTACTAAGATTAAATATAAGTTTATATTAGGTTTAACTGCTACATTAGAACCTAATACTAAAATATATGATTTAGTAAATAAGTATTGTCCTGTATTTGATGAAGTTACATTAGAAGAATGTAGAAATAATAATTGGGTAGTTAATTATAAAGTTTATAATTTAGCTGTAAAATTTACTAAAGAAGAGTTACACGAGTATAATAAAATTGAATACTTATATCGTAAAGCTGAATATGCTTTAGGTGGTAGATTTAATGCTTTTGATAATGCAAATTATCAGATTAAAGTTTCTGGTCCTAAGAGGAAAGAAGCTTTTATGTATTTAATGGCTGTTAAAAAAAGGAGAAACATTTTAATTAATGCTTCAAATAAATTAGTTGCTATTAGGGAAATACGTAAAAAGTTTAAATCTCATAAAACATTAGTGTTTTGTGAAAGTATTGATTTTGCTACACTAGTTAATAAATCTATAAGTAAATCAACTATATATCATTCTAAATTAACTACTAAAGTTAAAAGTCAATCATTGACTGATTTTAAAGATGGTACAATAAATACTATGATTGCAGTTAAGTCTTTAAATGCAGGAGTAGATATACCTGATTGTTCATTAGGTATAGTAGCATCTGGTAATTCTAAAGTGATTGATGATATACAAAGAGTAGGTAGAGTTATACGCTCTAGCGATAATAAAAAAGAAGCAATTTTTATTAATTTATATATTCCTAAAACACAAGACGAAGTATGGTTGAAAAAAAGACAATTACATCAAATAGTAATACCCATTATGTCAGTGGACGACATATTATAAAAAATAAATTTAAAGTTTCAGATGTACATTTAAGTGTTAATATACTTAAAGAGATATATCCAGACTTTAACTTTGCTAATTATAATAAAGTAAAAGAATTAATAGAAAAAGAATTTGATGCTGAAGTAAATGTTGTGGATATTGAAAAATATTTTCAACCTTCAATTGAAGCATTACAAGATCAGTATAATTATTTAATAAATATGAGATAATGGCAGAATGCACTTATTGTTTTGGCACAGGAGAACATTTTGATGGTAAAGATGTAGTTCCTTGTAAAAGATGTCCAGAGGGAGAGAAGAAGAAAAAAGAGAAAGAGAAAAATGGAGAAACTGGAGATAAACTTAACGCTACTCAGAAAAAGAGGGTTAACACCTAATGAATATGTATTACTTTATTTAGTTTCAACTAAAAATGTAGAAGATTTTGATTATTTTATGACTGCTGATTCTTTTAAAGTAGATTTAGAAGGATTAATCAATGATAAGGTAATTTTAACAGTTAATAAGTCATTAAAATTTAATGATTTATCAGTAGGTAAAGACTATATATCTTTATTTACAAGTAAGAAAACTGCAACTAAACAAGATGTTTCTGAGTGGATAGATGAATATAGAGATTTATTTCCTAAAGGAATAGGTACTACAGGATATCCATTTAGAGGTTCTAAAGCTAGTTGCTTAGAGAAAATGGTTAAATTTATAAATCAGCATGATTATGAGAAAACAGTAATATTAGATGCTACAAAGGAATATGTAGCTATAAAGAGAAAAGAGAATTATCAATTTATGCAATTAGCAGATAATTTTATTTATAAAAATAATGCTAGTACATTAGCTTCATTTTGTGAATTAATTAGTGAGGAGTATAAATCTATCAACTTAGAAAATAAACTTGACTTTTAATGAAATATTCACAATTAATAAGCAATGAAATTGAAAAAGGTAGAAGTGGTGCTATAAGTACCATACCTTTAGGATTTAGTAAGATGGGAGAACATCTAACCATTAATAAGAGTATGTATACTTTAATTGGCGGCAATTCCGGAACAGGTAAAACTGGTTTCACAGATCAAACCTATGTATTAGATCCATATGATTGGTATATGAAGAATAAAAGTGAATCTGATATTAAGCTACAAATTATTTATCGCTCTATGGAGAGAAATAAAGCTTATAAATTAGGTAAATGGATTTGTTCAAAATTATATACTGATTATGGTATTTTATTAGACGTGCCTCAACTATATGGTTGGGCAAGTAAAAAGAATCATATATCTGCTGAGATATATGAAAAGGTTAACTCTTGTATGAATTATTTTGATGAAATGCAAGATGTAGTTAATATTATAGATGGTGCTGAAAATCCAACTGGTGTTTATAACCAATTGGTTGAAAATGCTTTAAGTGAAGGTACTGTTGAACACAAGAATCAATATGAAAGAACTTATATTCCAAAAGATAATAAGAAAATAACATTAGTTGTTTTAGACCATATTGGTAAATTAAAATCTGAAAGAGGGTTTAATAAAAAAGAGAATATTGACAAGATGTCAGAGTTGTTAGGTATCTGCCGTGATATGTATGGATATTCTCCTGTAGTTGTTTCACAGTTTAACAGATCTTTAAGTGATTCTCAGAGAGCACGTAATAAGGAAATTACACCTGAACCTGAAGACTTTAAAGATTCATCAAATCTTTATGAAGATTGTGATGTAGCATTAGCATTATTTAATCCATACAAATACAAAGTATTTGACCATATGGGATATGATATTAATAAATTTGTAAATGAACGAGGTTTTAATAGATTTAGATCACTTACAGTTTTAAAAAATTCATATGGTATAGATGATTTTAGATTGGGGATGAATTTCATCGGAGAAGTAGGAAGGTTTGTAGAATTACCTAGAGCAGGGGAGATGAATGATGATGTTTATAACAGAGCTAAGAATGCTCAATTTAAATAATGGAATTACCTAAAGAAAAAATAAAAGCTACAAATAAAAATCCACGAACACTAATATTATTTGGTCCACCTAAAATAGGTAAGACTACTATTATTTCTCAATTGGATAATAATTTAATATTAGATTTAGAAAAAGGTACAGGCTTTGTAGATGCCTTGAAAATTGAAGTTAATTCAATTAGTGAAATTAAACAAGTAGGTACAGCTATAATTGAAGCTGGTAGACCTTATAAGTATCTTACTATAGATACAGCCACCAAACTTGAAGAATGGTGTGAAGATTTAGCCACAATGATGTATAGAAAAGACCCTAAAGGTATTAACTTTAAAGGTAAATCTGTATTAGAGTTACCAATGGGTGCTGGTTATTTATGGTTAAGAATTGCTTTCAAACAAGTTATTGATTACATTGAGACTTTAGCAGAACATATTATATTAGTATGTCATGTTAAAGATAAAGTAACTGATGTTGATGGTAAAGAGTTATCAATTAAAGATTTAGACCTTACAGGTAAAATCAAAAACATCACTTCAGCAGGTGCTGATGCAATAGGTTATGTATATAGAAAAGATGATAAGTTAATGATTAACTTTCAATCATCTGAAGAATTATGTGCAGGATCTAGATGTGACCATTTAAGAGGTCAAAATATGGAATTTGACTGGTCAAAAGTTTATATTAATTAATAAAACAATAAAATAAAAAATTATGTTTAGTACTAAAAATGTAGAAGATAGTAGAGAGTTTGTATCAAGTTATATCAAACCAGGAGTAGGAGAGTACAAAATAGTTGCTACAGAAGTAATTACTTCACAAGGTGGCACACCAGGAGTTAAGTTGAGTTTTGAATCTCGACCACTAGCTGAGTTACAAAATCAGCCTCAAAAAGGTGATTTTACAATATATTTTTCAGAAAAATCTATGAGTATTGCATTAGGTGCAATTCAAGAATTAGGTAAAGCTAATGGTTTTACTAAAGAGGAATTAGATAATGTTTCTGGAGCAGATTTAAATCAATATATGGCTAATATTAAACCATATATTACTAAAGATTTTATCCGTGTTAAATTTAACGGTGAAGAAATCTTAAATAACACTAGTGGTAAAGTGTGGCAGAAAGCTGTATTACCAGCATTTAGATTTGCTGAAGCTACAACTTCTGTACCATCTAAATTAGTTTTTAATCCTGAGAAGGATATTAAAAAACTACCAGTAGCAGATTTAGATGCTGTTGCTGATGATGATTTACCATTTTAATTATTAATTTAAGGGGGTGAAATTCCCCCTTTTTATTTATTCATATATGATGATAAGTACTAAACAAATATTAGATGTAACTTTAGATAATATATACGCTAGAATATCTGATTATGATATATTTAGACATTATATTCCTAGTTTTACAGAAATAAATAAACCTTTTTTATCAGAACTAAGAGTTGATAAATCTCCTAATAGTGTTAGGGTATTTAGAAAAGGTGATAATTTATTTTATAAAGATTTTGCAACTAAAGAAAATTATAGTGCTATATCTTATGTAATGAAGAAATATAATATTAGTTTTCCACAAGCTCTCAATCTTATAAATTATGATTTTGAACTAGGGTTAGGTATAAGTACTAGGAAGCCAATTAATAAGCCTCCAATCTATGATAAAAATATAATTAAAAACACTAAGATGATAAAACAAATACAGATAGTTTCTGATAAATGGTCTTCAAAATATCTTAACTATTGGTTAAATTATGGTATTAGTTTAGAAACATTATTATATTTTAATGTAAAACCTCTTAAAGGTTTTTATATTAATTTTGATTATATTGAACCAAAACTAATAACATATGCTTATTGCTTTGGTAATTATAGATATAAGATATTAACACCAGAAGCAGAAAATCATAAATGGGTATCTAATGTTTCATCTAATGATATTCAAGGATATCATCAGTTACCAAAAACAGGAGATGTCTTATTTATTACTTCTTCTATGAAGGATGTTATGAGCTTATATGAAATTGGTTATAGTGCAATAGCACCACAATCAGAAAATGGCAATTTAGATGAAGATTTAATTGAACATTTAGCAAATCGTTTTTATAGAATAGTAGTATTCTATGATAATGATAAAACAGGCTTACAAGAAGCCAAAACATTATGTGATAAATTTTCTAAATATAAATTAGAATCTATAATTACACCTGAAGGTTGGAAAGACCCTTCAGATTATGTTAAAGATCATTCACTATTGAGTTTAAAACTACTTATAGACTCAACATTATTTTAAAAATTAAATATGGCGTTAAAAAAATATGAAATAGATGCAATAACTTCAAAAGTTATTGATGCTATAAAAGATAGAATGCAAGTTCCTGATTTTACTAAAGAATTAGAAGAAAGAAGAAAGTTACATTCTAAATACAAAAAATTATCTGATGAATATGCTAAATTAAATAAAGAATTAGAATCTTTATATAATGAGGAATATCATCCTGCATATACAGTAAAACCTGGAAACTTAACTGATTATAATTATGATAATTATTTAAAAATTTTAATTGGTAGATATCATAATAATCATTTACCTAACAGATTTGAAATTGAAAGAGATTTAATTTTAGAGAATACTAAAGATTTAGCAGCACTAGTTGACAAATTAATTGAAAAATATGCAAGTAAAAATTAAAAAAATAACTACAGACGCAACAATACCTAAATATGCTAAAAGTGGAGACGCTGCTATGGATATAGTAGCTACTACTAAGTGGTATGATGAATTTGGTAATGTTTGCTATGGTACTGGTTTAGCTTTTGAAATACCTGAAGGTTATGTTGGATTAATATTCCCTCGTAGTAGTATTTGTAAAACTGAATTAAGTTTAGCCA